CTCGCGCAGCTTCACGATCGGCGCGAGGCCTGGGGCCATGGCCAGCTGGAGCAGGTTCGACAGGGCCTGGTTCTGTGCGTCACGGACCAGGAGCGACGAGCTGCCGTGGGCCTGGATCGCGAAGTCGCCCTTGATGTTCGACTTCGGCGAGTACGCCATAAAGTAGTCGTAGTACCGGCGGATGTGCGGCTTGGTGACGTAGTCGTCGAACTGCTTCACGAGCCGGCGCAGCACCACATTGGCGTTGTTCATGAGCAGCTGCATGCCACCGACCGTGTCCGGCGCGCTGCCTTGCTCCCCCTGGGCGAGCTGGGGCGACCCGGTCTCCTTGTCCGCGAGATCCTGCGCCATGACGATGATCGCCTGCATCTCGGCCTGATGGCTCGGGATGTCGATGATCTGCATGGCCTTCTCGACGTCCTCGACGTCGTCGGCCGCCCACCAGAACTTCCGGGCGTGCATCGTCCACTGCCCGTCGGCCGGGAAGATCCCGCGCTGCCTCATCACGACCATCGGGCCGCTGGACAGACCCGAGTTGTCCATCATCTGGCGCCACGCGGCGTTCATGACGCGCTGCTGAGCGCGCATCAGGTACGGGATGCCATAGCCCCAGACGCTGTCGGTGACCTTCTCCCAGCTGTAGAAGTCGTATGGCAGGTCCCCTGTCTCCAGGGGGTTCATGTACGCCTTGACCACGATGCCGTTGATGAACGTCACGCACCCGCTCAGGACGGTGAGCGGGTCTTCCTCTCCCTCCTCTGGCAGACCATCCACGCCAGCGGCGCGCAGGTCGTTGATGTCGATCTCGCCGACGTAGTGCCATGCCTCGTACAGGTCGTCCTCGACAGAGAAGATGGCGTTCGTCCGCGAGTCCCCCAGATCGTCCAGGGCTTTGGTGCGCGAAGGCGGCTGCTGGAGCACGCGGCGCAGGGCGGGCTTGAGGTAGGTCTCCTGGGTGCCGAGCTCCTGCACGGCGCGCTTGGTCATCAGCTCGCGCTCGAAGATCCCGCGGCCCTTCTGCACGTTGTCACCGCAGGACGGGTCCGGGATCACGTTGCGCGGGTCCACGCGGTAGCTGGCCGGGCTGCTCTCCCGCACGATCTTCAAGGCGTGAATGGTGCGGCCGTCGCTGGTCTGCGTCGGCACCCAGGCCTTGCGGGTGCGGTCGGTGACGATCGGCCCCTTGATCACGCCGGTGCCCAGCAGCGCGGCGTCGTGGATCACCTTGCGCAGCTCGCCGTGATAGTCGCACTCCGTGAGCGCGTCATCGATCTCACGCTCCATGGCCTCGGCCGCATCGCGGGCCTGCTTGTCGATCGCGGCCGCGATGTCTTTCTTCCGCATCGGCTGCATCATCGGCTGCCCCTGGGCGTCAACGGCGGGCGCGCCGGTGGCCGGGTCGACCATCGGCTGCATCGGCGTCTGCCCATCCGGCCCAGCGGCAGGCGTCTCGTCCTGCATCTGGCCGGCGAGGTCTGGGTTCGGTGTCGGGCTGATGCCCCAGTTGCGGTCGTCCGAGGGGATCAGAATGTCCGACAGCCGGGCTTCCCCGGCGTTCGTCTTCTGGCGGGACAGGCCAATGAACACCGTACTGCGGTGCGCCAGCACGTTGCTGCGCTGGGCGGCGCCGCCGTTCTCGACCGCCTCCATCATCGATGCGATCGCGCGGCTGGCTTCGTCGATGCCGTGGTACTGGTCGTTGTCGTCGCGCCAGCGGCGGTCGACGCCCTGCGCCCGGCGAGCCACGATCCAGCGGTCGCGCGTCGTCGCCAGGGACGAGCCGAAGGCCTGGAGTTTCTCGGTGAGCGCCTCTTCGTCGCGGCGCGCCTGCTCTGCCGGGTCGATCTCCTCGGCCGGGAAGTCCTCGCTCAGTGCGCCCTTTGGAGGCATCTCCGGGGCGTCCGCAGCCACCTCTTCGGGGAAGTCCGAGGCGGCGGCAGCGTCCTGCGGCAGGGCGTCCTGTGGCAGAGCGCCACGGCGTTTGCGGCGGCGCTTCGGTGCGGCTTGTTCGTTGGGCATCTCGGTCCTTCAGGTTCAGATGGTGTGATTCGGAGGTAGCTGGACCGCCACCACATTGTCGGAGTGGACCAGGGTCATAGTCGTCATGGCGCCTCTGGTGTCGGACAGCGTGAACGCGTCCGAGCACAGGTGACACGCGGTCACGACTCCCGACACAATGGCACCACCGGCCAGATGCACGACGACATTGACACCGGCTAAACGCAGCAGCAGCAGTGTGAAGAACGTGGAGCTGTCGGACTCGTGCATGGCGCCTACCATCCTGTGGTTTGGTCGATCACCTGCATCGGCTGCAGCATGAACGGGGTGCTGCGGATCCCCAGGCTGGCCAGGGCCTCGCGCTCTGTGATCGCCTTGCGGCGCATCATCATCGCGTATCGGGTGGCCGCCATCAGGTCGTCGCGCTTCTTCACGATCAGCCCTTCCTTGCGGTGGTACAGCCGGAACTCGGCGAACCAGTCGTTGAGATGCTCGAACACTCTCAGCTGCCGGGCCTGGAATCGGTCCAGCATCTGGGATACGCCGGCCTCCACGCCGTTCGTGCCATCCTCGAATGTCGCCCGGTCCTTGAGCATCAGGACCTTGGCGTCTTTGTACTGCTTAGCCAGCTGCTCGCCGCTGCCCTTGTCGTGCTGCAGGCCGTCGTGCGGCCATGCGACCGGGATCCACTCACCACGGCCACGGATGACCAGGGCTTGCTGGGCCACTGGGGTCTCAGCAGCGCGCCAGCAGTCGTAGACGTAGAGCGTGTCGGTGTCCCTGTCCCAGGCCAGCCAGACGCAGGCTGCAGGGTGGTCCCATCCGAAGTCCACCGCTGCGATGCGAGGCCAGTGCGACGGGATGGGGAAGCCTTCGCACTTGATCGTCGACTCGGCCACGGGGAACACGCGACCGCTGCCCATGATCGGGATGCCCATCGCACGGGCTTCGCGCTCGTGGTCCGGGTAGCGGTTGATGATCGCGTCCATCTGGGCCATGGTGTAGTGCAGCGCGTCGCGGATGGTCATCTGCGTTATGACCGATCCAGCGGGCTTCTCCTCAAGGAAGCGCGTCACCACGTCCGACATGCCCAGCAGTGGCGTGAACGTGACCATGACCATCCCGCTCGTGGCGTTCGTGCGGGTCAGGCCTTCGAAGTACACGGGCTCTGGCGGCTCTTCGTCGAACCAGACAAAGTCAACCGTGTCGGCCTGCCACTTCGTGCGGCCCTGGTCGTAGCTCTGCAGCTGGATCACCGAGTTGTCACCTGACACGTGCTTCACGACGATCGTGCTGACTGCGTCCGGGACGCCAGATCGCGGTGAAGTCGCGACGAGGGCGTCTTTCGGGATGGCGCCTGTGCCCCACTGAGACTTGTCTTCCGGGGGGCCCAGGAGCAGCCGTTGCACGCCCTTGCGGGTCAGTTCGGCAGACTCCGAGCCGGCCATGGCTCGCAGCGCGTGCCCCCAGCGTCGACCGGTCCACCAGTCAGGGTAGCGCCCGGTCAGGTGCATCGCGGTCTCCGCGGCGCCGCTGAGCGTCTTGCCGAGCTGGTTGCCCGCCATGAAGAGGCGCTCGATGTGCGTGGCGCCGCCCGTGTGGAACTCCACCTGCTTCGGGTAGGGCTTGTAGTCGCGCAGCCAGTTCGTGCGGTTGCGCGTGTCCTGGGCCTGCATGAGGTCCAGTAGCTCGCGCCGCTCCTCCAGCGTCAGCAGCGACAGGTCGCACTGCGACAGGTCAATCGCCACGCTTGAGCGCCTTTGCCAGCAGGGCGGTGAGCTTCGCGTCGACCTGCTGCTCAGTGAGCTCGTCGATCTTCTGTGTCACCTCGATCGCCTTGAGCTTCGGGTGCACGTACTGCATGAGCTCCAGCAGCGCCCTGGCGCGCTCCCGCGGGTCCAGGACGTGCTTCTTTCGCGTCACGCCGTCCGGGTCAACCTCGTCGTGGGGCATCAGGATCTCGGATATCTCGGCCGAGGGGTCAAGCCCGTAGCCGGCCAGGGTCTCGCCAACGGCGCGCAGGTTCACGCCTCCAGAGCGTGAGCGGGCCCGGCCATCCAGCTGCTCGGCCTGGGCAAGGTCAGTCGCCGGACGTGAACTGTCGACCGTGTGCTTGATGTGCTGGTCGGCGCCCACCGCCTCGAGCTCCCCTGACCGGGCGAGCATGATGACGGTGTAAAAATCCCACGCCAGCGCGGCGCTGGGGAAAGACCGCGACTCCTCGACGCCCATCACCGTGTCGACGACGCGAACGACCCAGCGCCCGTCGACGCGGGCGGGCGGGTGCAGTGTTTCTCCCGCGTCATTGAACGCCGGTGTCGCAGAGGCGCCCAGTCGCCGGGGGATGGGGTTCTTCATTGCAGGAAGTAGAGGTACGCGCAGACGAAGAGGGCGAACCCGGCGAACACGTGGCAGAGCTTCGCGATCGTCGGATCCAGGTCCATCAGACCTTGCCGCTCAGGGTGCCAGAGCCGCTGAAGCCCTTGATGGCGCCTTTGCCGTTGCCGCTGCCCTTGGTCACGGTGTCGCTGCCCTCAAGGCTGCCGTCC